AGCGCTCGCACCACCACCGCCACCACCCCATGCACCGCCGTTCCCCGGCGCACCTGCTCCGACAGCGCCGATGCCACCAGCTCCGATGTATGACGACAGAACGCTGTTGGATGCCGGAACACCTCCAGCGGCTCCAGAGGCTCCGTTCCCAAGCTCGGTGCCAGGAGCGCCGCCGCGACCGCCGTTGGCACCGCTGGCAGCACCGCCAGCACCGCCTGCGGTGTTGTTCGGAAGGCTGATGGTGCTGGAAAAACTACCGTCCCAAATCAGGATCGAAAAGATCACGCCGATCGTAGTGTGACCGACAACGGAGATTCCAGTACCCCAGTTGCAACCCCCGCCCGCGCCTCCATCACCTCCTGCGATCCCGTTCGGAGAAGCGAGACCAGCCGCGCCGGCAAAAACTTGGTAGATGTCGACCATCGTGACCCCCGCCGGGATCGTCACCGCCGGACCGCCGTCGTTGATCGTCCTGACGATGCCCTGAGACGCGGCAAGCACGCCTAGCATCGCGGGTCTCACGAGATCAGGTTCCCGCTCACGTTCCACTCGGCATGGCTGCCATCGCTGTTCAACTCGCAGAACACCGAGGCGGTCGCGTACTGGCCCGCCAGCTTGAAACGTCCGCCGAACGCTCTGCGGGTCGCGTTGGTCGCCACGTTGATCGTCACCTGCCCGGTGCCGAACTGCTCGATCATCGTGTTGTGACCGATCGTGACGCCGGACGGCAATACGCAGCTCACCGCACTGTTGCTGGTGAAACGGATGATCTTCCCGTTGTCGTCGGAGACCAGCGTGTAGCTAGTGCCAGTCTGGGTGTTGATTCCCGCTGTCTTCGGCGTGTACGTGTTCGCGATCCCGAGCGCCGTCGCGAACTGGACGTCGTCGGTGCCGGCCGCCACGGTCGCGGTCGAGGCCTTGACCGGAACGTCCGGAGGCGCTGCTACTCCCAGTGCTCCGCGCGCGGTGGCGGAATCAGGCGCCGACAGCACCGTCTTCATGTAGGTGGTGACGCCCAGCGTCGAGAGCGCGGTGCTCACGTCCGGGTCGTCCATCAGCGTCTTCATGTAGTCGGTGATGTCGAACTGCGAGAGCGTGCCCGCGCCGGTCGAATACTGGACCTTGTTCGCCGCCCACACCAAGTTGACGAACGCGTCGAGCTTGGCGCTCGCGTTCTGCTTGCCGGACACCTGCGATGTCACGAACCCGGTCGTCGCCTTCGACGCCAGCGCATCCACTAGGCCGGCGATGTCGCCGATGATCAACGTGACCGCGCCGGTCTTACCCGCCACCGAGGCCACCGGCCCGGACTGCACCGCGTCGATCAGGCCCTGCACCGTCACCATGTCGGCAGTGACGGTGTTCATCGCCGCCACTGACTGGTCCTTGGCAGCGACCGACTGGACGAGCAGGTCCTCCATCGCCGGAAGAACACCCGCATGGGCCGCGATCTGCCACTGGCTGCTGGTCTGGGTCTTGCTAGCATACACAACGTGAGTGGAAAGATCGCCGGTCGTAGAGTGCCATCCATCCGGGTCGATGGAGAGGATGCCCCAGTTGCTCGGGTCGGTCTCGTCCAACGCCAGACAGAAATGCGTTGGCGTGAACAGGTCGGCACCTTCGGTCACCGTCCAGCCGACAAACTCGCCCGGCACGAGAGAATGGTTCGCTCCCGTCACCCGGCAAGTCAGAAAACCAAGCTCGGCTGCCGCCTGAATCGTCGTTAGCGCGGGCCCGAGCACCGTGTTGATGCGTACGAGCCCGAGCTGAATCAACGTGTCTTCAGCCTGACCAAAACCAGCGAACTCGGCGTCGAGCCGGTAAAGCTCATCCCATAGCGCCTTGAACCGGCGGTTATAGAACGCCTTGTCCATAGGCGTCCGCTCGGACTTAACCTCCAGGTCGTTGACATATGAGACATTGAGCGTCATTCGCGCGGGTACTCCGGCTCTGCGGTAGCGCACAAGTCGGCGAACGGCGTGCCGTCGTCCGTCGTACCGTTGTAGACGGACAGCGGCACCCGGTAGACCGGGAATCCCTTCTTTTGCCCCTCAGTCTCGGCCGGCCGGAATGTCACGTTGTGGGCTTTGAACCACTTGTTGACCGTGACCTTGTAGCCGGTTGGTTCTGCTGCCATCTCTCACCTCCTCCTGCTCATGGCGGTTGCGTGAACGCGATGCGCTCGCCGACGATGAACGGTGCTCCAACGCCGTCGTTCGCGCCGTTGTGGATGATGCGGAACGAGGTGACCCCAACGCCCGGACTGAATGTCGTCGTGCGGACGATCGTGCCGTCATCCAACAACTCGTCCTGCGCCGTGCCTCCAGTGTCGTAGGTCGCGCCGTAGTACAGCGCGACGCTGAGGTCGTGGTGCGCCTCAACGTAGTTCTTCAGCTTGCTGATCACCTTGACGTGCTGAGTGCTCGCAGTCGTGATCGGTTTAGAGATGTGATGCACGGTCGGAGCTGACGCGCGCATCAGCTCGACCTCGCTGTTCGTCAACGAGAACCCGGGCATCAGGTCGGTCGTACCCGTAATGACGACTCGGAACTGCAGTAGCGGATCGCCGCCGTCGAGGACCGGCGTGTCTTGCTGGAACGCTTGCCACACACCGTCCACCATCACTTCGTAGTGCAGATCGCACGCCGCTGGGATGATGTGCTCGGCAAGCACGTCTACGCCGCCAATGCCGCCGGGGAGTTGGAGCGGCGCAAGGTTGATCTCGTAGCGGAGCTGACCGCCCGGGCTCGACTGATCGCCCCAGCGTCCCCAGGTGCAGAAATGCAACCGGAACCGCATGACGCGCGGACCGCCCGACCAAGCGCGGAACGTCGATCCGTCGTTGTACCAAAAATGGCCTTGGCACACTTGGTAGGCCGCATCGTTGTCACAAAACGAGAACTCGTGATCGAACGTCGAGTGGACGTGGATGCCGAAGTGCTGGCCCTGCGTCAGGAACACCGGCGGGAAGTTGATGCGGACTGGCCAGACATAGGTCGGGATCACGTTGTAAGTCGGTAGGCTCATCCAGAACAGGCCGCCCAGGATGACTGTAATCACGTCCTCGACGATGATGTCGCCTGCGTAAACCGGCTGGCCGTAGCAGGTCTGGACGCTCGCAGCGTCGAGCACAGCACGCCGTAGCGACTGGTTGCCTTGGTCTGGTGTGGCGTCCTCCATGCAGCCCGAGATGATGAGCGACAGTGGCTGGTAGAGCTGCCGATGCGAGAATAGCGTGATGCCGGAAAGCCAGCCGTCCTGCGCGTTGTAGAACGTTTGGCAGCCGTGGTTACCGCTGTGGCTGAAGTCGGTGTAAACCTTGGCCCAGTGATGGGGCTCGACCCAGTCGCGCCAGTAGTGATTCCAACGATCGTAGCCATGGCGAGGCCAATACAGGCTCTGCTCGTTGTGAATCATCGTTTCCTGCCACTCGACCTGCTCCCACGTTTCGGTCGTGAAGCTAAGGATGTGGTAAGTCGGATCGCGCTGAGCTTCGAACCACCAGACGCTCGCCGCAGGCCACGGCACAAAACTCGGGCCGAACCGGAACCGCCAGCGTGACGGTGTCAGCTGACGCACCGGAAAGTTCCAGAACCCCCACGTCAAAATTCTGACCGGTGTCCAAGGCTTGTCCGGGAACGAACAATCATAGCGTACACGCGCGCCCGAGGGCTTGGGCAGCACAAACCCGTCGAACGCTTGGATCACGCGCTCGGCTGGATTGAGGAGCTGCAGCGGGCCGCTCCAGCCGACGCCACCGGGCGGAAAACGCAATCCCTCCTCGATCCGGGCCGAATACGCCCCGCTCACGTTGGCCGCCAGATCGCTCTCGTCCTCATCCAAGAAACGGTCGGTGCCGTACCACTGGAACGCCTCCGGCCTGTGCGCGTAGGTCCACAGTTCGTTGACCAGATCGACCAACTGCTGGAACTGGGTCAGCAACGTGTAGAGCAGCATCTGGCTCGCGAGGTTGGCCAAGTCCGTGCGCAGGGTGTCGATCATGCCCTGCGCAACGCCGCGCCAAGCCTCCATCTGCGCGAGCCGCGCTGCCACCAGCTCGAGGTTGTCGAGCTGGGTGTCCGTCACCTGCGTGAACGAGATGATCCCGGTCGGATCGCACAGCACATAGCCAATCAGCAGGTAGGTCGCCTCCACCCCAGGGAACTGCGGGTCGGCGCTCTCGTTGCCGGCGACCGTTGAGATGTTGCAGTAGCGCGTGCGTTGCATTGCCACCGATTGCGGCTCTGCCATGCCGGTGTCGGCGTCGATCAGGAAGTTTCTGGGCTGGATGTCCTCATCGATCGTCTGGCCCCACGCCACCACCGCGAAATACTTTCGCGCCGTGACGGGAAGCTGGTTGTAGAGGTCGATGCTGACCTCATCCTCACGCGCGTACACCGCGCCGCCGCTGTAGAGCCGCCCCTGCGATGTCTTGATCGTCGTCTGCGCCGCCTTGGTCAGTGTGAAGCCGCTGTACGCCTTGGCGGGATTGATTGCGTCAAGGACGACGTGATCGAGGCTCTGCTGGACCCAGCCCTGCTGGTTAAGGAAGTCTTCGGCTTGAAGCTCCTGGTTGTCACGGAAAACCACCATCTTTTCCATGGCTTAGCTCCCCTTCTGGATGTGTGCTATAAAGTCTAGACGTACTTCCGTCTTCTCCATCGGGAAGCTCCTTGAGAAAGGCATGAGCGATGTATCGCTACGAGATCGCACCAGACGCGCTGACCGAGCACTTCTTCGCTGGACCACCTGGTCGGTACAAGTTGAGTCGCGCTGAACGGAAACGTCAGTCCTGGCGCGCATATTACGAGCGCAACCAAGAGGCCATGGTCGAGCGCGCTACCGCATGGGCGAAAGAGAACCCAGCTCGCCGCAGAGCCATCAATGCTGCGCGCTATTCGACGCCGGAGCGCAGAGAGATCACCGCCGCTGCCACGAAACGATGGGCCGAACAGAATCCCGAAAAATGGGCAGAGACCAGACACCGTGCCCAGTTCATTTTCCGTCTTAAGAAGTATGGCCTGACGCTCGAACAGTACGCCGCGATGTTAGAGGCGCAAGGAAACTGCTGCGCGATCTGCAAGTCCACGACCAACTACGTTCGCAGCGGCATGCAAGGCGCGAAGTCGAAGGGCAAGGGCTGGGCGAGCACCAAGCGCATCGGCTTCGCAGGGTGGTGCGTCGACCACGACCACGAGACCAACCAGGTGCGTGGCATTCTTTGCTCGACCTGCAACATCGCGATTGGTGCCGCGCAGGACGATCCCGATCTGCTAATCACCATGGCCGCGTACTTGCAGAGCTTCAAAGGCTAGTTCTCGGTCTGCTCGCCGACGTAGTGACGCCCGTCTGGGACGCGCACGTCGCGGAGCTGGATGGTCCTGGTCACGGTCGTGTCGACAAGGATCGTGTCGCGAACGGCCATGCTGGCGCGCACGCCCCGCAGCAATCGCGGGATCGCTTCATTCTGTTTCGGTCGGAAGAACCCGCGTAGGTAGCGCGTGGTTGAAACGTAGAACTGCGGCATGTCAGCCGTGATCTTGATCAGCGCCTCCGCCGTGTACTTGTGGATGCCAAAGCGGCAAGCCCCCATGTAGTACGACGCCGCACGCTGGTCCGGCGCTCGGTCGGCATCAAACAAGTAGAACCGCTCGTACATGAACTGCCACGCATTGGAGCGCGGCAAGAACTTGCCTGTTGGCCGTCCTCCGCGCACACGCGTCAGCCCGAGCTCTGGCGAGCCCGTGCTGAAATCGCGCGGAACGATCTGTTGGATTGGCATGTGTTTTAGAAGTTATGGGTCAGGACGGGCGCGCCGAGGACCGGCGAGCCGACCGTCATGTTGACCGTGCGGATTGCATAGCCAGGACGCGTGAATGTTGGCGCGGAAACGATGATCGCAAACGAGTTGAGCTTGTGGCCCTGCTTGAACACAGGAACCGTGAACGTCGGATGTCCCGCCGACGCAGGAGCGGCAAACGCCGAGTACCGCAGCAACGCCGTTCCGAACACCGGAGACGATGTGTTCAGGTTTGTCGCGTTCTTCATGCGGTAGCCCGGTTCGCCGAACCACAGCATCGACGTCACTAGGTTGTTCGCCACGATCACGTGACGCTGCTTGAGCACACCGACGCCGATCACGGGCGAGTTGACTTCCAAGTCATCGCCGGCAAAGCCCTTAGCGGTTGCGCGGCCGAACTGCGGCGGGCCTACCTCAAGCGACGACGCCACGAGATGAGAACATAGCTTGGACGGCCGCGACAGGTACTCACCCCTTGCCGCATACAGCTCGGTCGGTCTGCGCGGATGCCGGATCGCAACGTATTCCGGCCGCACATTCAGCAGCTCCTCCTGCGGGAAGATCGTTTGGTATTGTGCCTTCCCTTGGTAGAAATCGAGGAAGCCACTGCGCCCGATGCTGATCGTCCGGAGTGGAAGCTGGACCCCAAGGAAGATGCCGTATTTGCCCGCGCCGCCGAGGAACTTGCCGCTCTCGCCAATGAAATAGTTCGGCCGCTTCTCCAGCGGCAGGATCACCTCTTCGTCATACTGCGAGACACCCGGCGTGTAGCCCCAGCCGGCGCCGGGACCCATGTTGATCTTCTCGACCTTGCGGATCGTTAGGGTCGTTTCGACTCCGGTCCGCGGCTCGTAAATCGTTGCCGTCCGCGTGTACTTGCCGCCCGCGTCTTGCACGGTCGGGTACAGCTTCCAGTTCGGGCCAAGGAACGATCCGTTTTTCTGAAAGATGCGGTTGAGCCCGGTGCCGTCGTAGTGCTTGCCGGTAAAGCACAGCCATCGAAGCTGCTCGCGCGCGACATACGGGTAGATGCGGAGCTGAGGAAAGCGGGCGACGTAGGCAGCACGCTCTTCAGCCGTTTGCTTCTTCGTGCCATATGCGCGCGCGGGAGGAACGACACAGCGTTTGACATGACCACGAACCGCCGAGACGAACTCGTCCAAGCCTGCGCGCTTGCCCCTGACCGACTTCAGGTACCACTGGCGAGCGACCCAGTTGCGCCGGAACGTTTCATCCCAGTAGTTCTCCCACAGGTTGACGCCCATCGCCCAAGCGAGAAACGGCAGGTGCTCAAACGCGACCTGCCACGGATTCCACTGGTCGATGATCGCTTCCGCATAGA